TCGTTGACCTTACAATTGGCAGTGATTGTAATTTAACTTGTTCATATTGTTGCAAAGAGTTTTCAAGTGCGTGGCGGCAAGACCTTAAAAACAATGGCAGATACAATGTATCTGGCTCGGACAACAGGTTTGAATTAACTGTTAAAGATCAGTTGTTAATAAAACTTAGTCAGCCAGTGTTGACAGCAACTAAACAATATCAAATCTTGTTAAAGGAGATTAAACAAATTACGCCAGGAATAAAAAAATTAGTAGTAACTGGAGGAGAACCGTTTTTAGATAACCGGCTGATAGATGTTCTCACAGAGATTCCAGTTCCAGACAATATTGAAATACAAATATACACTGGCCTTGGAGTTAGTACGGCAAGATTTGAAAAAATACTAAAAAAAATAAAGTTGATTAAGGGGTTGTATCTAACGGTCAGTGCAGAATGTATTGATAAACTACACGAATTTAATCGGTATGGTAGTTCGTGGCAAGATTTTAAAAACAAAATAGCATTGTTAGAATCAAACAGCATAGACTATAGGTTCCAGTCAACTCTTTCTAATTTAACAATTTTTGGGTTTGCTGATTTTGTCAATTGTTTTAAAAATAACAAGATTGCTGTAACGTTTGCTTACCAACCGGACATGATGGCTCCTTATGTTCTAGATGCTGGAAGTAAACAAGTAATAATAAAACAAATACAATCACTACCAGAAAATATGCGACAACCAATCGAGCAGTCAATGCAACAAGTTCCGACCGAAACACAGAGACAAAATATTAAACTATTTCTAAAGGAATTTACTAGCCGCCGAAAAGATTTGGATATGTCTATATATCCAACAACTTTTTTAAATTGGATAGATTATGTGGTATAGCCGCGTAGTTGCTAGTTTAAATGCTATTCCAGATTTTATACATCACTACGAGCGTGAACTTGACGATGCTAAAAAGGATTGTAAAATTTACGGCATAGTTGAAAAAAATATCACAGCCTTGCCGGGTATAACTGAGTTTAGGTACAATCAACTGCAAGAGATTGAAGCAGTACTAAACTATCTCAATATCCAACTGCGTAAGATACGTAGAAAGCATTTCCAGAAGTATCTAGAAGGGTACGCCCGTGCATTGACCTCAAGAGATGCTGAAAAGTACGTGGATGGCGAAGACGAAGTTATTGACTACGAAACGCTGATCAACGAAGTGGCGTATCTGCGCAATCGTTGGTTGGGTATACTCAAAGGGCTGGACACCAAACAGTGGCAAATGGGACATGTGGTACGCCTAAGAACTGCAGGCATGGAAGATATTCAAGTGTGACCTGTCGTGTGTGATACATAACAGTATGAAAAAGACTGCATTTGTTACAGGCATGACCGGCCAGGATGGCCCGTATCTTGCCAAATATCTAATAGAAAAAGGCTACCATGTTTATGGGCTAGTCAAACGCTATTCAAATCCCAATTTGGAAAATATCAAATGGTTGGGCATTGAAAATGACATTGAACTCATCACAGGCGACATCACTGATGAGAACAACATGAATCATATCATGCAAGGTATTAAGCCTCAAGAAGTGTACAACTTAGCGGCTCAAAGTTTTGTTGGAATCAGTTGGGAATTGAACAAACTCACAACCGAAGTCAATTGCATGGGACCGCTAAATTTACTCAATTCAATACGCCAACACAATCCCAATGCCCGATTCTATCAGGCCAGCACAAGTGAAATGTTCGGCAATGCTACGGAACCAGGACTGCAAGGTGAAACCACACCATTCCGTCCACGAAGCCCATATGGAGTAAGCAAGTTGTATTCACACTGGATGACCATAAACTTCCGTGAGAGTTATAGTTTGTATGCCTGTTCGGGTATCTTGTTCAATCATGAATCGCCCTTGCGAGGTCGCGAATTTGTCACACGCAAAATCACAGATGCGGTAGCACGTATCAAACTAGGACTAGAAGATTCGGTCACACTGGGTAACCTAGATGTAGCACGTGATTGGGGATTTGCTGGAGACTTTGTGGAAGCCATGTGGTTGATGTTGCAACAGGACAAGGCCAGTGACTATGTGATTGCCACAGGCAAACAGTACACCATTGGTGATTTATGTCGTGTGGCCTTTGAACATGTGGGAATCACAGATTGGCAACCATTGGTCAAGAGCGATCCAAGATTTAAACGTCCTGCTGAACTTTATAGCCTCTGTGGAGATTCTTCACGTGCTAGGCACGAACTGGGTTGGGAGCCTCGCACCAATTTTGAAATCATGATACGTGACATGGTAGATGCTGATCTCAAAAGACTAGACGTCGAAAAGGCACGCCAGTCTTGATTTCCTCCACAGTCCACTCAGTGTGTGCCAGTTGTTCCAGCCACTGAGTGCGATCAGGATGTGAAGGCTTTTCTATTTGCGACAAGTTCCAGTTGGCAATTGGACTTGCTAGACTGGCAGGTCCAACAAACGCAGGAACCCCTTGAATCACGGCTTGAGGCCCTGGGCCTGAATTCCAGTTCAGCACACAATGCGCTGTGTCTAGCACACGTTCAAAATCAAAATCATCATATGAGCCTGCATTAAAATGTGGACGATCAATCAAACATCCTGGCGGTATATGGCATCCGCTTCTTGGATGAGGTCTAATCACAATGGATCGATCTGTGTGATTTCTAATCTCGGCCACTGTTGATTCTAACCACTGATTTATTGGTGGTTGATCATGCCACTGTTCACTGTCGTGTCTTTGCATGGCTATCACAATGTTTGTGCCTGAACGCCAGGGTTTCAAAACTAGCCCAAGCGTGGCAGCACGATTGGGTATGAGATTATCAAAATTGTAACTGCCAAACCCAGTACCATTGACGCCAATCTTCCAAGTTTGTCCGCGTTGTATCATACCTACTTCGGCAACAATCACAGGTCGGCCTTGACGTCTAAATGCCTTATAAACTTCATGATTGGGTCGCATACGCCCACTCCATAACATGCTCCATATCACAGCCACGTCGGCTGTGATGTCATGATACACTACTGTGTGCCCTTGGGCTGAGAGACCCTGGGCGATGGCTTGAAAAACTGGCACGGAATTCTTTGCACCAAAGTTATTAAATAGACTGATTTTCATTGGGTTAAATAGTTATATATGTATAAAATAAACTCTCTGTGGTATTCTCCAGAACCACCAAATGGATTCTTTAGTGAACGACTGCAGGAGGTAGTGGATGTACATTATCAAAATCGTTATCGTTGGTATGTGTACAACAATATTCCTCGCAAGCGTACCATGATTGATGTTGGTGCCAACATTGGCATATTTGCTCGACCCAGTGCTGAACAATTCAAACGTGTGATATGTTTTGAACCAGTGCTCAAAAACTTTGAAGTCCTGAAAAAAAATCTAGAAAATTACAGCAATGTAGAATTGCATAACTTGGGTCTTAGCAACCGAGATCAAACAGCAACATTTGAATTGCAAACTCTCAAATGTGGACATACCAAGCAAGTTGCTGAGTTTGTGCCCAACCCAGAGTTTGAACAACACACTGGAGAATTAACCACACTGGATCGATTCGATTTTCAAGACATTGACTGGATCAAAATTGATGTTGAAGGCTTTGAAAATGCAGTATTAGACGGAAGTTGTGAAACTATAAAACGCAATAGACCCTGGCTATTGATTGAGGATAACGGTCAACAAGATCAACACAGACAGTGGCTTAATGATTTGTGTGGCCCATATGAGGCAGCACCGGTCAAGAGTAAAAGTAACACAATATGGATACCATTATGAAGCATTTACCGTATGAACGACAAGGTTTTAGTCAAAATGCCGAGACTGGAATCATTGAATACATGTTGGCAGGTATTGCAGACCCAAAAAAAACTTTTGTAGAGATTGGGTTTGGTGATGGAACACAAAATATGACTCTGGACTTGCTACATCAAGGATATTGTGGTGTTGGCATAGACGGATGGGACTGGGATCTTTCTGTGACTGAGAGATGGCCGGATCAATTGATCAAAATACAACAAATGATTTCTCCAGGCGATGTCACACAATACATTCCAGAACAATACTGGCAACCAGACTTTTTTAGTCTAGATATCGACAGTTTTGATTATGAAGTAGCGTCAGCCCTATTGCAATCAGGATTCCGTCCAGCCACAGTATGTTGCGAGATTAACAAGAACTTTGGTAACGAGTGGGCTAGTTTTCCTCATGTTGAAAACCCAATAAAAAAAGTTACATACAATAGAAAATTCCTTTATGGTTGTTCATTGTCAAAATACAAAGATTTGTGGTCAAAATATGGTTATGAGTATTTTACATTTGACACCAGAGCTGTGAATGCATTTTGGTTCCATCCAGAACGTGTCAGTATAGATTTAGATGTTCCTAGAAAGCAAACACTTGACGAGATAGACACTGCTATTGTAAAACAACAAATTGCCAACAATCAGTATTGGAACAACAAACAAAACGAAATCTACCAAACAATATGAAATACGCAGTACTAACAACATTTCACGCTGCTGGCTATGAAAAATATGCCAGTCGCATGATTGATACATTTTTACAAAACTGGCCAGCGGAAGTTGACCTGTATGTTTACACAGAAGATTGTGCTATCACACAGTCAGCGCCTAATCTACATGTGAGAGACTTACACGTAGTGAGTCCAGAGATTGTGGCATTCAAGCAACGCTGGGGGTCCGACCCTAGAGCACGTGGTATGGTTGCCACAGGTCCTGTGGATCGTAAAGGCAAAGCACCAGGAATAGGTTTTCGTTGGGACGCCATACGCTTTAGTCACAAAGCATACTCGGTTGTTCATTGTGCGGCAAATTGTTCAGCAGATGTGCTATTTTGGATGGATGCTGACATGGTATGCCATACACCTATTACCACAGCATTTATTGATGGTCAAATGCCGCCCAAGATTGGCCTAGCATATCTGGGTCGTGAAAAGAAATTTACCGAATGCGGATTGTATGGAATGAACCTACAAGATCCTACCACACGTGCCTGGTTAAAAGAATTCCAACTGGCATATGATTCTGGTAGGCTAATGACCATGAGTGAATGGAATGACTGCTGGGTGTTTGACGAAACCAGAAAAGAAGTACAAGCCGCCAATCCAGCCTGGCGCCAACTCAATTGGTCAGCCGGACTAATCAAAGGCGAAGGGCATCCGTTAATCAACACCGCCTGGGGTGCTTACCTGGACCACCTCAAAGGCAAGCGCAAAGACACAGGGCGTAGCAATGATAAAGATTTAATACACCCTAGAACTGAAAGTTACTGGTCTTCTTCAGTAGTTTCTTGACTGTATTCCGCTTTGGAATGTTTGGCCTTGTAGTGTATCAAGTGTTCGCCCATTACTGTGTGCGGTAGTGGTGTTTTGTACGGTTTAGCAAATCCATGACAAAGGTCATTCACGCGACACTGTTTGACCACTCCAAGCGCGGCGCCAAAAACATCATTGTCATAAAATCTACGCAAGTCAGTATGGTCTCTTTTGTGATACCTTCTAATATATTCTGTTCTGAATGTTTTAAATTGCCAATGGCGGGTGTTCACGGCAAAAATTCCAGTCTCGGGTACCAGCCAGTTGCCTGTATTTCCTGCTTTGTTTGAGGTATAAGTCACTCCCATGTACATGCTTAAATATCCAGGTCGTAATATGTTTTCCAAAATTTCTATTGGCAAGTCTTTGATAGTAACAACGTCGGCGTCCATCCAAAAAATCCAATCTGCTTTTGAATGCTTAAGAGCATGCATAAAACTATAGGCCTTTTTGGCAAACTTTTTTTGACCTTGAGTTAACCCAGGCTCTTGTTGAAATTTTTCATAATCAGGATCTAACTGGGAAAAATCTATTTGCTCAATGCGTTCGTGCTCGGGCAATCTAAATTCTTCTACGTAACAGGTTAATTTTAATTGCTCGGGCCAGTATTTAAGAAAACTTTCTACACTATCTCGACCAATAAGATCATAATAGTTCTGGTTAAAACTTGTTATAACTTGTATCATTTTCCTGCCCATTTTTTCATATGCGCCCAGCATGCGCCGGATCGTAGTTCTTCGTGACTCCAGTGAAACTGTGAGATGCGTTGTATCCATGCCAGTCGATCAGGAGTGTGTGGTTTTTCAATTCTGTTGAGCCCAGATCCTGCTATGTCTCGTGCTTGGCTGCGATCTGGATCAGTCACAAACACTGGTATACCTTCAATGGCGGCAGCCACGGCAGGACTAGAATTATGATTGACCACAGCCCAACAATTTTTAAAATCATGCATGAGAGTACTACCTGTTTTACTAAGATGTACATTTAACAATCTACGGCCAATACACAGTTTAAGCAAACGCTCACAGTATTTTATTGCCCGTTTGTCCCCAGGGTGGGGGCGTATTCTAATGGGACGATCGGTATATTTTCTTATCTCTGCAATGGTTTTTACAGCCCAGTCAATCACGTCCCAACCAGCCATACTCCAACCGCCATCGCGTTGCAAGCACAACAATATATGGTCTCCTTGTGTGCGCCAGGGTTCTAACTGTACGCCTGTTTGTGCCTGTATAGTTTGCCAACGTTCAGGATCAGGTGCCTGATCACAGTATTCTCCTGTGTTGGGAAACACACCATCATAACTGTAGCGCAACCAATAACCGGGATTGTTGGTGTTTCTATACAAGAATAAATTTGAATCGGCTATTACTGTTCTGCCATTATTGGCACGTTGTCCATCCACAATGTTTTGTCTTAATTGCAAATGATCAGCAGTCTTTCCATGTTCGTGTACCCATCCTAGTATAACAGCAACATCACTGGGCTCATAAGTTAAATCGTCGGATATGATTCCTTCGTCATCTTGTGCATTTACACCTTGAATAAAATATCTTAGTGTGTTGCTTTTGTCTTGTGCTTTTTGCAAAGACTCTTCGGTGTATCGATCCTTTTTGGGTAAGGTAGCCAAATAACTTGTAACTTTCATTCTTGCATCATCCTAAATGCTGTGCCATTTTGTAATTCCTTCACATGATATTGTCCGTAGGCCATGCTGTGGCACCAGGCATCTATTGTATCTTGATTGGCCCAAACAGGATTTTCAATACTGTCTAGAGACGTGTTAGCCACCGGCGCTGCCACATGAGTTGGTGCCAGAACAAATGCAGGTACTCCTGCAAATATACTTTCCACTGCAGCCACACTGTTGAATGTGACCAAGGCATGTACATCATTGGCCAGTTCTTGACTCAATGGCGCAGTAGCGACCCTATCTATACGTTTAGGAGCACGTTGCCGAACTTCTACAGGACGATCTGTAAGTTGTTTTATTCTTGCCACAGTATCGTTAATCCATTGTGCTTGATCAATCCCGTAAAATCTACAAGGCTTTTCGTCAGGTGCCGCCACTATGATTCTTCGTCCGTGACGCCTTGGTTGCAATGCGATTCCTAACTTAGACCATCGATCTGCAGGCCGCTTGCGAATTTCTTTTTGTTGCAAATCATTTTTTACTATTCTATGATAAATTTTAATTCCACGAGGATTTGCCGAACTCACATTGTTGCCTGCATAGCCTGAATCCACATACCAAAAGTCATGACCACCTTCCCAGCATCGATGCATGATTTTGTGTTTGAGAATACCACGTAACACTAGTTTTTTATGATCTACTTCGACATCATAATGAAAGTCAAAATAATCACTGTCAGTGGGTTCCACGCCAGCACTCTTGGCCAACATATTAATATACTCGTCTTTGTTGTTTTTGCTTAGAAAAAGAAAGTCAGTCATTTTGTTACCCTCAAACTACATTGTTGATGTTGACTGCGAAACAACGGAACAAATTCACGGTTATGATTTGCAATCCATTCACCCAGTGCCTTGAATTCGCCTTGATCCCAAAGATCGTATTGATTGTAATCTGCCCAAGGATACATCTCGTCGAACACAATCACAGTTCCGGGAACTATGCGATCGTTTAACAAAGTCAGTACGGTGAGAGCACTTGAATATAAATCCGAATCAATATGTAAAAAACAAATGTCGCCTGAATTTTGTTCTAGCCATGTGGGTATGGTATCATTTAACCAACCAGCAAC